CTACCCCAGTCGTCTTTGGCAACCATAAGCTCAAGGTGAGCTACGTTGCGGTCAACACAATCTTGACGATCTTCTGCTTCATCGTCAGCCATTGAGTTACCAGCGATGATGGCGTTGATCAGGTCTACACTGTCACCCATTGCTGAGTAATCTTGTGCTAGTTCTTCGGTAGTACGGTCTTCCATTGTTTATCTCCTTATTAAGATTCTAGTGCGGCGACTTTCGCCTCTAGTGTTTCAATACGATCCATTGCTTCTTGCAAGGCTTTAACAGCTTTCATGTAGAGGATGGAATAGTTCACTTGCTTGGTTACGGTGCCAAGGTCGTTGTTATCCCTGTCAAGATCAGGGCTTTCATATACAAGCCCACCCATGCCAGCAGCTTCAACTTCTTGAGCAACTACACCTAACATATTAGGCGCATCAAGGTTGTCAGCTTTCATGCTGTACTTACGCACAGTCAACGCTTTGATGTCCTCCCACTGTGACGAAGCATCAATAATATTTTCTTTTAGCTTTACGTCTGAAACAGCGCCATAACTGTTATTGATGTTAACTATGTTGCCGTTGCTGTAGATGAATACTCTGTTTGCGTTATTATCACTACCAACAAAAAAATAATTGGTAGTGTTGTTAGGTATTGCACTAGTAAAGGTCGACAGTAGCCCATAAGGTGCGGCGGATGAGTTTCTAAGTGACGCAGTTACCCGCCCTGTAGTGGCTTGCGTTACCTCCAACATGCCGGAATTAACGTTGGTTACGCCACCTATCATGCACTGCCCGTCGGAATTAAAGACTCCTCTAGGATTACCACCCCCATCTGACAAGACAACGTTGTTGCTTGAGGTGCGGATGTCTAGGCCGCCTTGGTTGCCGTGATACGCGCCAAGAATAGAGTTGTTAGCACCAGTAGTAATAAAACGGCCTGAGTCCTTACCTATTAGGGTGTTAGTGGCTCCAGTGGTGATTTCGGCTCCTGCATTTATACCAACTGCTGTGTTGCTAGCGGCTGTGTTTGCTTTTAACGAATTTTGCCCAAAAGCCGTGTTATCGTTTGCTGTTGTATTTGCTGCTAAAGAATCTTCTCCTACGGATGTATTACCAGACCCCGTAGTGTTTACATATAAGGATCTAGATCCAACAGCGGTGTTGAATGTGCCTGTGGTGTTCCCGTTTAAAGAAGCAAAACCCACTGCGGTATTGTCGTCGGCTGTAGTATTTTGACTTAAAGCACCTTGACCAATACCCGTATTTTGGTCTCCTGTTGTATTCGCATCTACAGCGTTCATTCCCACGGCAACATTGTTAGTACCTGTGGTGTTTGCTAATAAAGCAAAGTAACCCACTGCTGTGTTATTAGATGCTGTTGTATTTGTTCCTAAAGCCGATCTTCCTAATCCTGTATTATTAGCACCTGTAGTGTTTGCGGCTAAAGCATTGACACCGAAAGCTGAATTATTTGATGCATCTGTATTTGCTCCTAAAGCACTAACACCAAATGCAGCATTTAATGAACCTGTGGTGTTTGCTGTTAAAGAAGCATAACCAACTGCTGTATTGTTAGTTGCTGTTGTACTTGCTGCTAAAGCTGTAAAACCAAGTGCTACGTTACCAGACCCTGTGGTATTTGCGGCTAAAGCATCATAACCCACACCAACATTATTAGATGCTGTAGTATTTGCAACTAGCGCATTAGTCCCTAGAGCGGTATTGCCTACGCCAGTTGTATTGACTAATAAAGTGTTGTAACCAACTGCTACATTTCCATTCGCCGTAGTAGTCGCTCCTAATGCACTGTAGCCAAGGGCTGTGTTTGCTGAACCTGTAGTAATCGCATCACCTGCTAAACCACCTATAAGGGTGTTTTGTGGGCCTGTGGTGATACTTGATCCTGTTTCATAGCCCACTGCTACATTATAAGAGCTTGTAGTTGATGTGAAGTTTTGTGAAGATAATGCACTTCTGCCAATAGCTACTGATCTACGTCCAAGCGTATCTGCCGATAGTGCATTCTTACCTACAACTACATTATCTGATCCTGTAGTAAGAGCATCCCCTGCGAGTGCTCCAACGGCTACGTTATCTGCACCTGTGGTGTTTGCTGCTAAAGCACGCTTACCCACTGCTGTATTGTTAGATGCGGTGGTGTTAGCATTTAGAGCATCAACTCCAATAGCCACATTTGAACTACCCGTGGTGTTTACTCCAAAAGCAGACTGACCAACAGCAACATTGGCACTACCAGTGGTGTTTGCATCCATAGCATTCTGACCGACTGCGGTGTTTTCAGAGCCTGTGGTGTTTGATACTAAAGCAAAATAACCCACTGCTGTGTTGTTATCTGCGGTGGTGTTTGCTGCTAAAGCACCTAGCCCAAGTGCAGCATTGCTGGCACCTGTTGTATTATCTCTTAGAGCACTTTTGCCGACTGCTGTGTTGTCAGATGCAGTTGTGGTTCCGCTTAATGCCTCGTAACCAACGGCAACATTTTGAGCACCTGTAGTAATCGCATCACCCGCAAGACCGCCTATAAGAGTGTTGAGTGTGCCTGTCGTAACGGAAGTTCCTGCATCTTGTCCTACAGCTACGTTTAGCATGGAAGCGGCTGATGCAGGGTTTTGAGTTGCTAAAGCATTAGACCCAATTGCTACTGAGGAAGAACCAAGCTGATTTGTACCTAATGCGTTGTATCCTAAAGCTACGTTATAATCTGCATCTGTAATTGCATCTCCTGCAAGACCACCGACGAGGGTGTTGAATGTGCCTGTGGTGACTGCGCCACCTGCTTGATAGCCTACGCCTGTGTTGTAAGAGTTGGTAGCTGAAGTAAAGTTTTGTTGGTTTAAAGCACTAACGCCAACCGCTACGTTTCTGCTTCCTTTTGTATCTACACCTAACGCAGACGTACCAACCGCCACGTTTAATCCACCTTCTGTTAGTGCATCACCTGTTAGTGCACCAATAAGAGTGTTTTCAACGCCTGTGGTGACTGCGGCTCCTGCGTTGTGTCCTACAGCTACGTTATACATACTTGCAGCTGAAGCAGGATTTTGAGCATTTAAAGCAAACGCACCAATCGCTACACTTTCAGCACCTACAGTATTTGTTTGTAAAGCATCAATACCTATAGCTACGTTATTTGAAGCTGTAGTGTTTGAATCTAGTGCGTCTTTACCTATGGCTACATTACCTGCACCTGTGGTGTTTGACAGCAAAGCGCCATAACCAAATGCTGTATTGTTGGAAGCTGTTGTGTTTGCGCTTAGTGCGCTTGTTCCTACTACGGTATTGTTAGCGCCTGTGGTGTTGGCAAGCATTGCGTTGTCACCAATACTTATATTTTCAGCACCTGTAGTATTAGCGCCTAAAGAAGTATATCCAATAGCTATGTTGTAAGATGCTGTAGTGTTGGCGTCTAAAGCTAAAGAACCAACAGCCACGTTTCTTGTGCCTGTGGTATTTGCTCCTAACGCCGCTGCACCAACGGCTGTATTATCAGAAGCGGTAGTATTTGCATCTAATGCGTTTTTACCCACAGCAACATTATTTGAACCAGTTGTGTTTGCCACCATGGAAGCAGTACCCACAGCGGTATTAGACGCGCCTGTTGTATTTTCACCTAAAGATCGCCTACCAATACCAGTGTTAGCATTAGCGGTTGTATTTGCTCCTAAAGCATCTTGGCCAAGGGCAGTGTTAGCTGTACCTGTGGTATTAGCCTTCAAAGATTCATACCCTACAGCGGTGTTGTTATCTGCCGTAGTGTTAGCCTCTAGAGATTTATACCCAACAGCCACGTTAGCGTCACCAGTAGTAATCGCCGTACCTGCTTCATCGCCTACGACTACGTTGTAGTTACCACCGCTTGCAATCGCGTCACCGGCGTTGACACCTAGACGTAAGTTAGAGGTTCCTGCGGTTAAGGTTTTAAAATCGTCGCCTATAGAGATCGAAAGGTCTGTTCCTCCGGTAACATTCCCCGCAACCAACACCTCAGCCAGCGTATCGGTAACACCAGGATCGACAAGCGCCATCGCGTCAACGACTGCTGCACCAGAACCCGCACCATCGAGATAAACAACCGCTGTCTTGCCCGTGGCGATTGTGACGTTCGCGCCTGAGCCTTGGCTGATCGCAATCGACTGAGAGCCAGAGGTTGCGTTCTCGATAAACATGACGCGGCTTACAGTATTAGGTGCAATCGTACAGGTTCTTGTTGCGGTCAAGCTTCCCGCAGAAGTAATCTTAAAGTACATTGCTCGAGCAGGGTCTGAAGCTCCATCGGCAATCGTGGTTGTCGCGTCAGCATCAGAACTAAATACTTGCTGAGTACCGTAGCCTAACGCTTCACCAATCAATTCGAGGTTAGTATTGGTGGAAGTTCCCCACGTTCCCGATTCGTCGCCTGTGGCGATTTCTTTTAATCGAAGATCATTTACATACGTTGCCATTTTATGCTACCTCTTGCCAATTTGGTGTTTGGCTTTCGTCAATATTTTGCCAATTCGCTGTTTGGCTTTCGTCAATATTTTGCCAATTCGCGTCTTGCCCCGGAATAATAAGCCCCCAGACCAAAACTTGTGCAACTTCGCCTTGACCGCTAACTCCGTCAGGTACAACAGTGACATTACCAATAAAGCTAACAGTCCCGATCTCACCTGTCGCAGAAACGCCCGTAACCGCAAAAACGTTATCTGTTTGTGTTGTAACAGTTCCGACCGCTCCGGTCGCAGAAACACCTGTTGGGATAACCACTGCATCCGAGGAAACAGTGACAGTCCCGATCTCACCTGTCGCAGAAACACCTGTTGGAGCAACTGTCGCCCCCGCAGAAACCGTAACTGTACCAACTGAACCTGTCGCAGAAACGCCTGTTGGAGCAACAACTGAGTCGGCAGTAACTGTAACTGTTCCAATTGCTCCTGTTCCGGCAACGCCCGATACAGAGACAATCGCATCAGCCGATACCGTAACTGTTCCAATTGCTCCGGTCGCAGAAACACCTGTAACAGAAATGATCGAATCCGCTGTAACAGTGACACTTCCGACCGCTCCGGTCGCAGAAACACCTGTAACTGCCACATCTGCATTAGCCGATACTGTAACCGACCCAACAGACCCTGTCGCGGAGACGCCAGTAACTGATACATTCGCATCTGCAGAGACTGTCGCGGTTCCGACCGCTCCGGTCGCGGAGACGCCAGTAACTGATACATTCGCATCTGCGACAATAGTGACCGAACCAACACTACCAGTCGCTCCCGGTACTGAGACACCTTCACCCCAAGGGCCTTCGCCCCAACCGTGGGTTGAGCTATTCCATCCGTCAAATGCAACGATAACATCGGCCACATGTTAGTCCTATGCGATTCTTATAATTGCGTTACTAGCGTCTGCTGTAGGAAATTGAATCGTAAAATCTCCGTTAGTAGATGTTTTATCTCCACCGAAGGCTAAAGAACAAACTGCAGGATCGCCACTAGCACTGTCATTATAGATTAATGCCCCATTTGCTGTGATAGTACTGCTGGAAAACGTAAGATCATTAAAATCAGTGAATCCAGTAGTTCCTGAGCTCGTTGGGTTTACGTTAGTTAATGCAGCTCCTGCCGCTGTGTACCCTGTACCGGAAATTTCATTAGTAGAGCTATACGCAGTAGTTGCCGCACCTAAAGTTGCACTAGACGTATAAAGTGCTAATTTAAAAGTGTTCCCACCAGAAGCTAAGAAATTATGTTTAGCTTCTAGTAACTCTTTCTTAAAAGACGTACACATTGCTGTTGCGATTGCCATTATAAAGTCCTCAATATTTCAGCCATGTCAGCATGACCATTAGATTTAAATAAGTTGTACAACGTTGTTCTGTCACTCTTTATTGCCTGATCGCATGCAGATACGATAACCCAGTACATGCGTTCTTTAAACGCTTCAGCTTGAGCTTTTATGGCTGGGTCAGCTGTCTCACTAATACTAATTATCTTATCTACTGCGTTTAAAGCAATCTCTTCTGAAGTAAACCCTCTGTTAGAAGTTGTTTGGACATTCACTTGTCCTACAGAAGTCTCTACAGCAACATTAAACATTAGCCTGTCCTCGAGATATCATAACGGTATTCATCTCTAAGACCATAGCCTTCTCCCAACTTGTTTAAGCCTAATAACGATTCTTGAAATCGCTGCTCATAGTTAGCTAGTTCTTCGGGAGCTTTAAGGAAATTAACTGCTTCGATTAAAGAACCGTATAAAATAGCGTTAGGTGCGTTAACAGAAAGCCAAGTCGTTCCTGAATCAGCCCCAGCTGTTAATGAGTCTGGTCGATATTTATAATGTAACTCAAACGTATAATTTACCCCAACACTCGGTTGATCAGGGGTAGGAGCAAGTAGGAAAGTTGTATCGTCAAACTGTGAAAAATATAATGGTAATCCTGTTGTGTTAGGGTTTGGAGAATAATCCCGCATAAACGAAACATGTTTAAACAATAGGTATGTGTATTCGTTGGATGCGATTACAGCTAAACTTAAAGGCGCTAGAAAATCCGTAGGCATAGAAAGGTACGGATTCCCTCCTTCAGCAGTCCCTGTTACGTTTTTACGAAAAACAGGTAGCTCAACAGCTTTTAATATTCGTTCTTCTGCTTCTTGAATAAACACTGGAAGATTAGAAGTAAATGTTGATTCTGAAACTTCACAATAATCTTCTATTGTTGATTTTAGTTGTGCGTAAGTAAAACTCATGAGGTCACCACCGTTACCGCTCCAATTTCACCTGTTCCGAAAACTCCGTCGAACGAAGTACCTATCGGGTCAGCAGTACTTGAAGTTGAACCCCCAATATCTACCCCTAACGGTGTAGTCGTTTGTGGGCCTGTTGTTCTCACAACCCCTAATTGAGCTTGGGGTAATGGTATCTCTGGTCTAGGTTGTCTTAACGCTTCAGGATCAGTCGGATGATTAGGCGGTTCTAACTGCGGGTTCTTAGGTTCGTAACATTCAGAACAAACTTTAAACCCTGTCCATTCCATCCTCATTTTCAAATAGCGAGTTCTAAATCCGCACCTGTCGCAAACTCCGTATGAAAATTTTCCTAATGCGTAAGACATTAGACATAACTACGCTGAGGAACTAAATGAACCGAAGATCGATCCTCATCGTACCGCATTGCGTTGACTAAATTTTGTTCGTAAATCCCGCTTAATAATTGTGCTTTTTCAGGATTCTTTTTTAAAGCTATGTAAAAGGCTAAACCCGAAACTAAACAAGGCATAAACCTACTTGGGATATCTACGTCATTAACAGCTGCGCTAATGTCTTGAATTCGTTTCCAACGGGAAGAAACTAAAACATCGGTTGAGTTTTCCGGAGCTGGCCAAACGTACAACTTAGGCGTAATTGTTCGCTCAACATAATATTGAGTACATCTAGCCTGAGTGTTTTTATTAGGGATGTTTAAATATTCGTTTCGATCTATTCTGTCGATTTGAAAATCAGTTTGTTGGGAGTTGACGTTTCGTCGAATAATTGCATCTAAAATATCGATGTCGTATTCGTTTAAATCGTAAGAAACTTGTCCCTGAGTTAACGTTAACGAGACTTGTTCAACTTCCCAAAGTTGAATACCACGGTTAGACCAGTCTGCAAACATTATGTTCATAGACCGTCTAGCCGTGACACCATCATAGCCAGTACGATATTCAAGTCCTGCTAATTCAAACGCCTCTTCAATCGCAGTAGCTGCGTTTAAACTAAAGTTTCTAGTTCCCGAAGTGGCCATATTAGTAGTGCTTCAATAGATTAAGAACGATTACATAAGTATCGTTCGAGGCTGCTCCTAAAGTCGTTAGGTTTATGTCTCCGGTTTTACCACTTCCCGAAGTATTAACCAACCCTCCAAAGTCACTAAAGTCCATATGACCATTAGTTGATTCGGCTAAAGCAATTGCAATAGTGTCTGAAGTAGCATCCCATAACAATTGGACTTGAGTAAATCCTGTTATAGAGTGAGCAATTTTTTCTATAGTGACCCCAGTACAAGCTGTTCCATCCGCTTTCGCACTTAGACTACTTACATCAACCTTCGTAACGGCACTTTCACCGGTGCCGTCCGAAAGGTTAGTAATTTGAATAACTGCACGATGGAGACCGTCGGAGATGGTAGTCGATGAGACTGCATCAGCCATAGTTATTCTCCTAAATTAATTAAGCGTCAGCAAAAGGCGTAACAATCGTTCCGCTTCCGATTAGCAAAGAGTCATGTACTAAGTAAGTTGCACTGTCGATAGCAGTTACTTTAATAACGCTTCCAACAATACCGCCTTTTGTAGAACCGTTTAAAGTAATTACATCGTTAGATGCACCGGGAACAAATGCCTTCTTAGTACTATCGTCAATAGCAACTATTACAGCGCCAACAAATTTGTCAGTACCGTCAGTCAAGATATCAAGATCGGTTGCTGCGGTTTCTACATAAAAGAAAAACGAAGCGCCGATATTGTTTGCTTGATCGGGAGAAGTAGGATCATTAGGAGTGGCTGAAGAAATAGAAGGCAAAGTAAACTTACCATCTGCATCGTTCAACATAATAATTTTACCGGCATGAGCAGCTACAGTAAGCGTAGTGTCAGAAGACAAGCTAACACTGCTATTTACGCCAGCGGTAATAAAACCAGCTAAAGATTTAACGGGTCCAGAAAAAGTGGTTTGAGCCATTATATTCACCTCTTTACGAAAGGATTCGTTTTAGTGTCTTCGTAAACGTCTGCTGGGGCAGTCACTAAAACTTATTATACCCAGAAATAAAAGGGGGGATATACCCCCCTCTCAATTATGCCGCACCGGGGGATCCGAAAATACCACGCCAGTCACTAAAGCCAAAGCTATAGCGTTCTCTCGCCTTATAGCGAACGTTTCCGGTTTCAAAATCACCTTCCATGTTCGTTGATACGGGAGTACGGACAAAGTGCTTCAATCCATTAGGAACGTCAGTTTTCAAGAAGAAAGCATCAGTATCCGTCAAGAAATGATTCACAACGTATCCTTCAGGGATCATTCCCATGTTTCGGATAGCGTTGATATCATTGTCAGCTGTTCCTACACGACCCGGAGTTTGAAGCAGACGATCTGCTACGAACTGGAGAGCGGAAGGAATAATCAGCTTACGAGCTTGAGCGTTAATCTTCAGACCGCGTTCATCTTCAAAAGCAGCGATGTCGATTAACGACTGCTCTAATGAAGTTTCGTTAAGGTCTGCAGCAGTTGAAAGCTCGTTTCGCTGCGTTTGGTTAGATACAGTCGGATGGTCAGTAGCGCAAAGCTCCTTACCGTCACCACCTAAGAAGCTACTGCTGAACGCATTGTTCAGAATGTTAGCGCCTTTGATGTTTTTAGTCTGCATCATAGACCGCGCTAGTGCGCGAGTGTAACGAGAAGAAAGGGTATCGTAGAGATTATCTTCGATAGCTTCCTCAGTCAGTGAAAACGCCAACGCAATAGTTTCATGCGAGTAACGTGCAGTATATGACTCTTGTGCAGTGTCATATGTTACATTGCTACCTTCGCTTTTAACTGGTGCTTCACCAAAGCCCGTCAACATTACTTCTTCCTCAAAAGCTCGTTCTGAACTTTCGGTGTCGAAGATATCTTCGTACTCGGCGGCGTATCGATCATATTCCAAGCCAAAGAGAGCGTGAAGGCCGGGAACAAGCTCTTTTACGAGTTGTGCTCTATTAATCGCCATTAGTTAC